GAGTGAGACCGTGTGAGCCGGTTGCAGCAGCGGAGATAAAGTTAACACCCTCAGAGAGAACGCTTCCGCTAACAACAGAACTGACGTTGTTTGAAGTGACAGAAAGAACACCAGAGGCAGCGGAAAGACCACTACCAGCGATAGAACCAACAAGGCTGCTGATCGAGACTTGCTTTGAAGCACCGCCGTCGTCGCTGTCAATAAACGCGAAGGCATCATCGGCTACGGCGACTGCGGTGGTGGCAAGACCACTAAGATCAACCTTGATACCACTGGCAGCGCGTGCAAGACCAGAGTCGGTGTCAAGCTTAACGCGTAGGCTATCTGAATCATCTTCTAGTCCGTGGCCAGCAAAATCGCTGGGCTCAACGGCAACTTCTCCACTATCGAACTTTAAACCACCACTGGATTTAAGATCGAGACGGAACTTCTGTGCGTTAACCTCAATACCATCACCAGCAGCACCGGTCATGAATGATTCAAAAGTGATTGACTTCATGAGGAAATCACTACCATCACGGTAGAA